ACAATGTGTATATTTGTATATGAACTGATTTTCTTTATACAAATCACGCGGCTTCATGGCAATCATACTAAAACTTTGTTCTTCTGGATCAATATATTCTATAACTGAATTGTCTATTTTTAAATTAGTGAGTAGATCGTTCCATACCAATTCACCAGACTTTACACGGTCTACTACTGAGTTTTGAAGTATAATTTTATTATTAGATACGCGCAGAATTGGACGAATCAATCTACCAGCATCATTACAAATTCTAATTTCCTTGTTTTTATAATCGAATATCACAGAGGTATATATGTTGATAATACCTCTGTACTTTTTGTCTTGAATATTTTTAAATAGTGTATACGGATCATTACTTACACCAACCCATGCTCCATTTACAAATACCTTAACATATTTGTCTAATGCTTGTGCTGGCAGGGTTGATAATGGGATTATATGCGGTAGTACATATTCGTATATAGGACCGCTATTACTAGGAATTGTAATATGACTCATATAGCTCATGTTCTTTACAACACCTACACTGGCTCCTTCTGGTGTTTCTGCTGGACATAAGAAACCCCATGAACTATTATGTAGCTTACGAGGGGGAATCAGTTTACCACTTTTATCGATCGGTGTATTAATTCGCCTTAAATGACTTAAACTCGAAATATATGTCAACCTATTCAAGACTTGAGCTACACCCACCTTGTTACTGTTTACATTTTTTATACCAAAGTCACCGGTTGACAGTGCTCGTTTCAATCCATTTTCAATAGTAGTAGATTTAATAATTTTATAAATGTTAGTGGCGTTGATTATATTAAGATAATCGTCAGTTGATCTCCATGAACCGTTATTTATCTCACGAATGACTTGTTTCTGCATATCCTTTACTAATTTATTGAAATAATTTCTATATAGGTTATTCAAGAGAATTCCGCATAAATCTACCCTCTTGTTTAAATAAGAATCTCTATCATCTGGCTGGATCCATTCAAAGCTACATCTCAGTAATTTATTTGTCATATATCCAAGAAAGTATACTTTTTGAACTTCGTCGCGACAATGAGGAAACAAATCATTGTTCAAAATATCCTTTGTAAATTCTAGCTTTTTTTTAATACCAGATTCACGATCCATATTAATTGGAGTGTACATGGCATATGTCGTTAAATATTTAATAGCATCATCCTTTGTCATTACATTACTAGCTTCTACAATACTTCCCTGAAGACCATACTTCATTCGTTTATATTTTGAATCATCTAGATTTAATATAATCTTATCACATATATCCTTATCAGATATGACACCCAATGCACGAAATACTATTAATAGTGGTACAGGTTGTTTGAGCCGTGGAAGTTGAATGTAAATAGATGATCCAAACCCAGTATTCTTAGTTGACACCATCATACTGATTTGCTTGGGACTAATACATTTAAAATCTGGTACTGACTTGATTTCAGCCATCCAACTCCATTTATTATTATTTTTACTAACATTGAAGCAATATACCCTATTCTCTGCTGCTCGTTCTTGTCCCAATACTGTCTTTTCACTTCCATTAATAATAAAATACCCTCCTGCGTCAAACTTACACTCGCCATTCACATTTTCATTGATATGTTGATATTGGCTAAGCACACAAACACTGGACTTTAACATAATTGGCAACTTCCCGATATGAATCTTAGGTAAGCTCTTGTAAAATGTTTGACTATTCTCTAACTTAGGTCCACTTCGTACTATATATTTAATATTTAAATCGACTGTCATCATTGATGCATATGTGAAATTTCTTAAGCGTGCTTCTTGCGGAAACATTAGCTTTGATGCGCCATTATTTTCGTGTATTTGAGGTCTATATATATGAAAGTTTTCAAAGGTAATGTATATTTCTAGACTGTGTTTACCGCTATCTTTGTCGTAATCATGATCACTGCCTATCTGAACTGGGTTAAACATATCAATTGTTTTTTGGATTTGATATGTTACAAAATTATTATATGATTCTAACTGATGTCTAACTAGTTGTGTTAAATATTGATCCTTAAAGTACGACTCTATTACCGCCCACGGGGTTTCTAAAAATTCTTTAGGGATATCATTGAGATTCATTTTATTAATGCTCTCCATTATGGTTGTTGGTTGAATCATCCTATAAATTAAATATAACATCAATTTATTTTTATATTCTTTAATAACATATATATATTATCGGATTATACATTCTTCGGTATTTTATCCGTATTTATTAGTAATATTTAGAGATCTGAAAAAAATGACTTAAAATAGTACCATTTTTACTGAATATACACTACTGTAATGAAACAACCGAACAAATTTATCATATATATGGATACTGATTATGATAAATCACTACTAAGAATCAATACACCATGTAAAATAACAAATACCATTCTAGAAACTAGTAGTAAACCGATTAATAATAATAATAATGTAAACGAAATATTATATAATGCTGAAACTAGTTATAATACCGACTACTATTCGCCTTTTTTTTCAGGAATGATGAATATTATACCACATATTCCTTTGAAATTGGAGCCTTACCCGGCTGACATGTTTTTAAAAGAACACGTGAATATTATTGTTGATATTAAAAATTTACATGATTTTATTGAGTTGTGTGACAAATATCCATTGGCAGAAAATATTACATACAATATTAACATGACCAGTCTTCATAATATAAGACCTTATTTAATTGATTTACATAATATGATTGGTATGAAAACTATCAAGGAGAATATAGTTGATCAAATATTATACTTTATACAAGATCTTCATACTATTTCACCTAACAATTCTGACTATATGCATACTGTTATTTATGGACCACCTGGTACCGGAAAAACCGAAGTGGCAAAGGTGATTGGTAAAATATTCAGTTCGCTCGGTATCTTGAAAAATAATACATTTAAAAAAGTTACTAGAGATGATCTCATAGCCGGGTATTTAGGGCAAACTGCTCTAAAAACCAAAGATGTTATTAAACAATCACTTGGAGGGGTATTGTTCATAGACGAAGCATATGCCTTGGGAAACAAAGACACGACCGACTCATTTTCAAAAGAAAGCATTGATATTATATGCGAAGCATTGAGTGACCATAAAAATGATCTTATGTGTATCATTGCTGGATACGAAAAAGAGTTGTACGAATGTTTTTTTAGTTATAATTCTGGGTTGGAATCTAGATTTACCTGGAAGTTTCAGATCGATGAGTATAGTGCTTCTGATTTACGACTTATATTTGAGAAAAAGGTAGTAGATAGTAAATGGAGTCTTAAAGATTCTTTACTTGATAGTTGGTTTGAAAAAAATAAATCGTTGTTTTCGTATTATGGGCGTGATATGGAAACTCTTTTTTCAAAAGTAAAGATTGCCCATAGCAAACGTGTATTTTGTTTGCCAGCTGATGAAAAAACGAAAATTTCCATACAAGATATGGAAAATGGGTTGGAATTGTATAAAAGTATGAATAGCACAAACAAAAAACGGATCGAGAAAGAAAGACTCGCGCAAATTTATAGTACTTTATATTGTTAATTTAATCACAATATTTTATAGATAAAAATATATTATGAGTGATAAAAAAATAATCCAATTTACAGAGTCATTTTTAACTTTAAATAAAACTAGAAAGTCGGTAGGAAAAAAAGAGAAGAAAAATAAACCAACCGTAGTTATCAAACCGACTACTTTAAGGAAAACTCTACTTGAAAAAATAAAAAAACATCAACAAGACGAAAAAATAAAAAACTATCAACAAGACGAAAAAACAAGGAAAAACCCAGGCGCGGAATCAACTGAATTAACATCTAAAGAAGATAAAGTATTTAATGACGACTTTTTAAATTCAATGGAATATTTAGAAAAGATAAGTGAGCAAAAAAAACATCACAATTCAAATAAACGAAGAAAAAACAAGACTTTGAAGAAGACAAATAATCAGCATAATAATAATAATAATGAAGGTAAAAATAGAAACACAACATACCCAGATCTCTCGCAGATATCTATAGACTTACCTCCTAATTTTGATGATGACAATATTACAAACAATATTACAAACAATGTTACAAGTCATAATAGGTTACATGGTGGTATGAATGTACATACTCCTACTATGTCACTTACTCCTATGCCCTATGTTCCTATGCCCTATGTTCCTATGCCCTATGTTCCTATGCCATCTGTTCCTATGCCATCTGTTCATACTATGCCATCTGTTCATCCTATGCCACTTGCGTATCCTATACTTCCTATACAACAATATAATACAGAACCATACAATAATGATAATACCAATATTAATATAAATACTCCTCAATTCGGATGTTTAAAAGGGGGCAATAAGCCAACATATAGACAGTTTCACAATAAAACATTGAAAAAGTCATCCATTCGATACAACATGTCTAAAAATACTCGTGATAGTACCACTTATAGTGATAATAATAATAATAATAAGAATAGTAGAATAAATATACAAACCAATTCGAATAACAACAATAGGTATCACAAAAGTAAGCATAATAAAATTAAACAAAGGACTAGACATACAAAAAAAACTACTTTTAAATTGGGAAAATATGGTGGTAATGTATCAGTACTGATAAAAAATAATGCTACTAGGAGAAAAATAAAGCGTGAGCATAGTATATTGAAACAAAAACCTATAACAGAAATCAAAAAGTTCTTGTATGACAAGAACTTGCTTAAGTTAGGTTCAGTCGCACCAAATGATGTATTAAGGACATTATATGAAGAATCAATATTGGCAGGCGACATTACAAATATTAATAATGATGTTACTTTACACAATTTTTTACAACGAAATACTGAATAAAAATGATATCATGTCTACACATTTGAAAATCTTAAATGTGTATAATCAAATTATGCTAACTGGATATATTGATTTTTAGTATCCGTATCCAAATATACATTTTTACTTATTGCTCTTACTATTTTTCCAGTCTCTCTCTGATCAGTTTCTATCGATGTCATTGAATTAAATACGAGACGGGTCATTCTGGATTGAAGATTCTCGTCTGTATCCCATCCCATATTCGCGTCCTGCCATTTATTGAGCATAGTTCGTTGTTTCATAGACAGGGTTTTTATTCCATTGAGAATATGCAGTAGCTCATTGTCCTTCTCCCATGTATTATCATCCTTGACATACAATGTCTTCCTAGTAGCATCTGTACAATGAATAGGACGGTCCAATATATCCAACTGACTTAGTCCATTCACTAGCATATTTGTTATCGTCTTGGTTAATCCGTTTTCTATAGTACTATCATATGTTTCTGAAGTAATCGGTAATGAATCTATAAAATCAGTTAAATTCATAGCATTTTTACAGTGCTCATTCAAAAACATTTGAATGTTGAACTGATTATTTGTGGTATTATTATTTGTAATATTATTGTGAGAATTATTCCCAATTTGAGGCATAATTTCCATCATTTTCTCCATAACATCTTGGTTCTTCAAAAGCAACTTTATCAATAAATCCTTGTCTATTTCAAATCCACCATTTTTATCACTATTACAAGTGTTTTCTGTTTTTTCTGTTGTTTTTTCGGCTGTTTTTTCGACTGTTTTTTCGGATGTTTCTTCTACGATGTTACATGTTTTTTTGTGAATCGACAATCCTTGGCGATATTTATATTTTTGTTTTTTATACACCATGTCGATTTACTATTACAAATACCTTTCGTGATATTACTTGTAGATTATTATGTAAATCAGAGTGGTCAATTTTAACACCAGTATTACTTACACCAAGTATTTTTTTTACTATATGAATACCTCTTGTTCTAAATAGTATATCATACCCAATATATTCATGTGCGTTCTTTGCTGTTAATCTAATAAGTTCCATCGTATCGTATTATATTATAAATTAAAAAGTTTTAATTACATCAATTTTTTTTTGCTTGTTTTTTACAATCACATATTTTTTCATTATAAAATCGGATCCTTACCTTTATGCTCTCATGTCATTTTTCACCACTTTTCAAATTCAAAATCCTATTTTAAAAAAACAACACAAAAACCTTGTGTGTAATTTTAAAAATTGAAAAATAGAATTGAAAAATATGTAAAATGTAAATCCTCTACATTCGTCTAGTACAGAGCCTTTTTTTCAGTCGATAATCCTTCACTACATCATGTAGTGCCCGCCTACATCATCTAGTAAACCTTTATATTAAATCTGTAAAAAACGCTCCCTACATATCAAGGCATATCGCATATTTTATCCTCGAAAATAAGGAAATCGATATTTTGCGTATGCTAACGACGAAAAATGCCGATAAACTAACGACAAATTGTAAAACATGTATTTTCTACTTCGGCTGTGTAAAAATAAATATATGTCTATAATATACTATATAAAGTCTGTGATATGTCATTATTTCCGATAATAAAAACTTTCAAGGCGACCTCATATTTCAAAGCCTTTTTATTGAATGCTCTAGTAGGGGCGATTATATGTGCCATGGCAATAGAACTACGATTGCTACTAGAAGATGAGAAGACATCATATTATGGATTTTGGTCAAGAATATATAATGTAAAACAATTAAATCAGTTAAATAAACTAGTGACTACGCTTTTCATAACCTTTGGTGTATCGATCATTGTATATCATTTAATGTATTTTGTTTTTTTATTCGGAGGGGGACAACTAAGTCTAATACCATACACAAAAGCCAATCTAACCGAGCTAGTAAAAGAAAGAAAGATGTTATAATAGACCCTTTTCTAATAGCGACATTTAGCATACAAAGTAGTAAGGTTGTAATATAATTATCAATTAATATAAACATAAAACATTATATATATTTAACGTGTCATGTCCATGATAAGTATATATTTCAACATAAAAGACAATGTTAGAGAGAAATACGGCGATAAAACATTATTACTGTTCCAAGTTGGCGCCTTTTACGAGGTATATACCAAAGTGGACCCGGTTTCCAAAGAAATAACTGAACATCAAGTAATTGATTTTAAGCGATTTACTGAATTGGCGTCTGCTAAAAAAACAGAAGATACTTTAATGATGGGTTTCAGAGATTATATGATAGAGAAATATATAGATAAAATACAACAAAATGGCTATACAGCCGTAGTATATAATCAAGACGCAGCAACGACAAATACAACTAGGAGCTTGTTGGGCGTATTTTCCCCAGGAACTTTTTTTTCGGTCAACAATGAAGAAATATCCAACAATATGGCGTGTATATGGATTCACTGTAATACAAAGACATTATTACATGGTAAAGGTAATATTATTATCGGTATGTCAACAATAGACAACTTCACTGGGAAAAGCTCCTTTTATGAGATTACTACCGAAAATATTCATAATCCGACTACATACGATGAGTTAGAGAGATTTATTAGTACCTATAATCCGAGTGAAACAATCTTAATTTCAAATTTACATGAAAATAGAGTGAGGGACATAATTAATTATGTAAAGATTGAAAGTAAACAAATACATGTGATCTCGTCGGACGACACACGAGTAAAGAATGCGGAGAAGCAATGTTACCAGAGAGAATTGTTGATGAAGTTCTTTTCTGATAATATTAGTGAATCTCTCTACAATGGAGCCTTTGAGTTTGTTTATGGAATACAAAGTTATGTCTACTTGTTAAATTTTGTATACGAACACAATCCAAATTTGGTGAACAAGATACATGAACCTGTAATCGAAAACAACACGGACCGAATGTTATTGGCAAATCATAGTTTACAACAATTGAATATAATAGATGATCATAAATATAAAGGAAAATTGTCATCGGTTAGTAGTTTTTTGAATAATTGTATTACCTCGATTGGGATGCGAAATTTTAAAAATACTATTTTAAATCCTACTACAAATAAGGATACTTTGGTAGTCAAATACGATATAACAGAATATTTGTTAAAACAAAATAATTGGAACGGCTGGCGTACGGAACTAAAGAATATAAGGGATATCGAAAAATTAAACAGGCAGATATACCTGAAAAAAATACCCCCTCAAAGTTTATTTGGTTTTTATGATAATCTCTCTACAATTCATTTATTATTTGTTT